TAAGGCGCAGAACCGGAACTGTAAACCTGGCAGGCCACAACTTGAGTATGGCCTCCAGGTCCTCATGGTAAGTCAGGGGGTTCGGGTTCTGTAGTCCCATCGGGGGTGAGGGGGGGGCCCCACATATCAGTCGTATCATTTGCAAGGAAGTCGTCCATATCAGGCATGTCGTCATCGTCGAACCAGGCGTCTTCAAAAAATGTGACCCCCTCCATATCTATCAGCGCACCGCACCCTTCCAACCCTGTACTCAGGCTAGCACCTTGACTGATTAAGCTCATAGACTCTACATTAGGCTCCCCGTAGCCGCTTGCCCAGATGTCCCCAGGCTCAGGGTCATCATTGAATGTCATGCAGTTTAAGGACGAGATCATCATCTTTGTCAACTGGTCCTTCTCATCGTCAGTGAAAACTTTATCGAATGCCACAGGAGCCTCTGACCGGGCATTCTTCGGCCCGGAAAGGAACCTGATTGGCCCCATGGTTCCCTCCTCAAAATGAGCCAAGAACCTGTTCCTTACCATATGTGGTACAAGGCCTGGTTCCCAGTAGTCAAAGAGGAAGCTGAGCCGCCTTGCCTCTGTCAGTAGTCGACTTGCCCTCTTCTTCATCCTGCTAGAATGTATAGACGTATGGGCAACTAACTTATAGAGGAGCTGTCTATCCTCTTTAATCACCGCATAAGCTATACACTCCAGCGCTAAGCTCATAGACTGCAACCTCGGGCCTGTGACAGAGAAAGGGGTCTTCACCTCCTCTAAATGCGACCTTAAGAGTTCACGCTTGTCTAACGCGTTTGCCTGGGCTGTCATATCATTCAGTGCAGTCATCGATATTGACGACTTCCTGATGAGCTTCATCGGATGGTAACGGCTTATCTGTTCCAACTCACTATCCTCTAGCAGCCAGAGGTCGACATGGGGGAGCTCTACACTCTCAGGGGCATGCGCATCATCCAAGGGGCAGATGAGCGACCGCTGCCTAGCCCAGGCTGACACCTGTTTTGATCTGCTCGTAGACTTTGCATCGTCCTGCATCATGGCCCAGACAGAGAGGGCATCTGTCTTCCCTACTACCTTGTGCCTAATATTTGTCGTCCAAGAAGCATCAGCGTCATCAGAAGGTGGGAGAGGCACACGCTCGAGAAGAGGTGCAGATGTCTGTAAGTCCCTCAGACCGAGCATCTCAGCCCCGATGTAGTCCATCTTATTACCTCCCTGTATAACGTCTAATAGACTAGGTATTCTACTTAACAGCTGTGCAGAGCTATTGAATGCCTCATCACTGTTGCTATTGATGAAGTTCCCCCAGTTCACTAAGCGTGAGAATGGCTCCCTGATTGATTTCATGATATTATTTAATGACGCGACAGGGCCTTCTGAGCAGTGCGCCCCATAAACTTCTCTGTTGTAAATAATCAGGTAGATGTGGTTAGGGCAGTACTTCCTGCTTACGGGCCAAGCTAGGCGAAACTCGCAACTCTCAGCCAGTACACGCATCATTTCTAATAGCCACTTCTGGTCTAAGCTGTTGATCCTCACAGTGGTTAAGGCTACATGGGTCGCCGCTGCGGCAATATTATCATACAAAGCTGGCAGTTCAGCTTGAGCTGCACAGTGCTTGTCAGCAAGGAACGATATGTCATAATGACCCCAGCGGTACGTCATTGCCAGGGCCAGGAAGTCGGGGTCTGCGATATCTAGTGTCTCATCAATAGTAACATCAGAGTCGTTCAAAAACGCACTAAAAAGGCTCCTCCTGGAGAATGACTCCATCTCAATCCCAAGTTGCCTAGCGACAATTGCACCATCGCCCCTCCCAGCACAGAAGTTCCCGCACACTGGCAAGGGTTGTCTACCCTCACGCGTCTTTAGGGCGTTGAAGAGCCCATATTGTGCAACATATGCATCGGAACCTGTAGGGCTTGCAAACGAGTCAAGCGGAGAAAAAAGCCTGGCTACTAATCCCACATAGTCTATCATTGAATCGGAAATGGATGGGTCAGCATCTGCTAATTGTAACCTTGGCCCGATATGGTACTTGAATGAGGGATCAATGTTGGGTATGGAGGTAATAAGCGTGCCAGGATCAGGATCAAACTGCACTTTGGGCAGAGGGAGTATCGACCCGATCTCCACCTCCCCCAAGATGACATCTAGCCGGTTGAATACATGATGCATGACCTCTGGGCTGTGCTGAGCTGGCGGTATTACAGACAATAGGATGAATGTATCTTGGACAGTATTTCCTGAGAAGTTTTTCGGGGAGGCTGAAACGCTAGCAAAGTCTTTCATCTGCTGTGTTTTTTCCCTATCAATACTAATGGCGCTTGGGCTAAAGCGGAAGCAACCCACTTTGCATATGACACAATAGAGCAGGATACAGTCCCTTACCTCCAGGGCCCGATCCCTAAGCTCAATAGTCTCATCCAGCCGGGACACGCATTTTATCATTCTCCCCATATACGTTGCTAACGATGCCTTCCTATCTATGAATATGTCGCATGCCTCAAAGACCTCCTGGATTATGCCGCCAGCCTCCACGCATATCTCTCTCAGCTTAGACATTAGAAGGCCCACAGGCTCGGTCGGCCGGTTCTCATAGAGGAAGCTCTCAATTCTCGGGAGTGCGGAAGTCACCACCCTCTCGACCACCTGCATGAGCCTGCAAAAGTTCTCTTCTTCTGACTCTCCCTCTTGGATTGAGAGTTCGACCTCCTTCTTCCGGAGACGTGCGAACAAAGGCTTCCAAGCAGCTGGGCTGCCGAAGAGAGGGTAATTGGAGAGGTCTTCCCGCTTTAGCAAGACATAATACATGAGTATGTCTCTTTCGAGGTCGTAGCCAGAATCGAGCTGCTCAGCATCATAAAACTCACTAGCTGCAAGGGGGCCCTCCGCTAATGTGTCGTCCTCTCGGGGGGCATGCCGGCTTTTAAGGGCCATCCTTGTCCGATCTTCAAGGCTTGGGTCAGCATTTATAATCGGCCTCGGGATAGGAACTGCCCCCTCTGTGCAGCCGCCAGACCAGTCTACCCTAACATCGCGCAGCGTGGGAGAGTTAATTAGCCCAATTGTAAGGATAGGCGGAGTTGGGATACCGTACGCAACACGATATGCCATTGCCGCCTTTGCTCTCTTCTGGAGGAAGGCAAGGTTGATGTTCGAATCCGTTAACTGGTGCTTGCTCAGGTAGGCCGTACGTACGCATGCGGTCAGACCCGCACATACATTTGGGAGTACATGCAAGTTCACAAGAGCCCGGAAGAGATCGCCTTCTAATCTGTGGAGGACTTCACCCCCCTCTGCCACTTCGCCAAGTAGAAACATCTCATCCGCAGCTTTGCACCCGTACATCTGTAGCACGTAGATAAAGGCCTTGAAAACTGCTGTCTCCCTAAGCTCATTTCTTAGTATAGTTCCATGCCCGGATGCACAGAGCATCCACTTCACATTAGTAGCAAGCTTGTATATTCTCTGTGCATGAACTGTACTGAAATTCAGGTGTGTAAATTCCTTGACCCCTTTAAAATCAGACCTAGCTTCCGTGTCTGGGACCCTATACTCTTGGTATCCGGAGGCAAATGTTGTGTCAGAGATGGAACCAGCTGAAGCTATTATGTTCTGCTTTGCACCCCAGATCGTAATGCACTCATATGTCGGCTCGCTTATCTCTATGAAGGTTATATTTGGAAACATCTTTTTCCGCCTCCTCTCAAAAAATGCAATGCAGTCTTCGTTCATTGCAAGTGAACCTATATCACTCTCCCTACGGCGGAGGAGGGAAGACAGGGTCGTCCGATTATGGTTGCTCGATTTCCTGATGAAGTAATCCATGTTCCCGGATTTTGAGAATATGCTCCTTCCTGTCTCTATCTTCTTGACAAGTGACTCAAAATCTCGCAAGGCTGAGTTCTCTAGAAACATAGAGGTCACACGGCAGTGCATTCGATGTCGGAATAGGTTCAACAAGACTGTGTGCAGCTCTTTCTCTGTTTTTACGGTATCGAAAATGGCGTCATAGCTTGGATGACGAGGCAGAGACCGCAGCTTCTCTTTAACCTTCTGCTCAATCATAGATGTTATATCCCATATCTTCCGCTTAGCCGGAAAATGAGAGTTCAGAACACTGATCTCGCCATCAAAGTCCGTGAAAACATCTTCTGCAGTAAAGGCAGAAGTCATGACACGCTCCATCGGGCCGGGGTTCACATACGATTTGCTCAGTAGGTCTAACAACATGTCAACGACCCTTGCGACACTGATCGAATGGCCGCTCATAGACTGGTATAACCCAAGCTCGAGGCCCCTCCCACCAAATTGGGCAGGACTGAAAATGCACATCAGGTAAACTGATAGCAAGTAGGCATTACTTCCTGTACGCGAGAAGCCTCCTGATATCTCCGATAACACTAGGTGCTCCATTGCCTCCTTAGAGTTCATTTCGACTCCTAGCTGTATTATAGTCTTCAATTCTTGCTCTAAAAGCTCAACAGCATCCTTCTGCTTCATGTGTGGGAGTGCACGTAACTGCCTGAGCTTGTCCTCTGCCCACACTTCCGTGTGTTTGTGGCTCGCATCGTCAATCATGCGCAGGAACTTTTGTGAGATTCCTGCCCTAAGTTGTGGGCTGAAATACTGAGGCTCCAGCGATGAGTTCTTATCCAGTGCAGTCACACAAGTTGTGAAACTCTTATAAGTCAAAGCCACAGCATGGAAGTGCTTGAGGTAGAAGACAGTGTAGGGGTGGTTTGATTGGCTGAGTGCAGAACTTGTAGTGGAGGATATAGCTGACATCTCTCGTGTCTCATTGAAGAAGAGCGATTCTGTCATGGATGAGACAGAGCATAGCCTCTTTAGGGTCGCATCTGCAATCAGCCCCTGATGATAGTGTACCCTGAGCATAGTCATCCTCACTTTCGAGAAAGCGCATTGTGACATCTTTAGTCGGTGGCCGAATTTTCGGGCATGATCTGACATGTGCTTGAAATATGCCGGAATCAAGGACTCCTGTTCCTCAGTGGCTTGTACCAGGGCCACCACGTCATCAGAATATACACGATCTTCAGGCATCCTTAGAGGGCTGCTATCACGGGCACTGTCTATAATCAGACAGCTCATAGCTGTCCAAAAAGCGTTCTCCCAGCCTTCTATCCCGCCATACTGGTGCCTTATCACATAAGCCTCATCCTCATAAGTCATCAGGTAGAATGACTGGAGGTGCCGAAAAATCCGGGCATGGTTTGAACCTTCTTCTTCCCCTAGGACCCTAGCAAACTCAGCCGCCACAGGGTCGCACGCTGCCTCTTGCATACTTTGATTATGGCCCTCGAAGTCTGCCATATAACAGTAATAGCCGTCACGTAGCAGGAGCTGGGCCGCCTTATGGATAAGTTTCTTCCTCTCAGAAGATCCTGGTGTTACAAGGTTGCCTGATAGGTAGCTTAGCACCTTCATATCCTTCTCTGACATAATGGATACACCTATCTTATTAGCTACTGTTGTAGATCCATGTAGCCTTCCTTCTAATTTCTGTTCCCGGTCTTTCAGAGATAGTTTGACTACGTACTCCCCTGAGAGGTGGATACGATCAGAATGATGCAGCTCAAACGAGGGCTCAGTATCATTCTTTGGCAGCTGAGGGAGAGTACAATCCTGGTCAGCAGGTATTTGGCTTATAACCTCTTCTATCTCATTATTGGTAGACCCTGAACCTACAAATGCGCCGGCCATGAGTCGTGAAGAATCCTTCGCATAATTCAAAGCTGTCTTTGGTACATCACCATCAATGGCCTTACCAAGTATGACGTCGCGGAGGTTCTGCAGTGGCCAAGCCTCAATTGAGTCCCAGTCCTTCCTATTAGCCATTTCTAGCAACATAGAAGTGATATTTTGGGGTGCGGTGAATGGGGGTAGTTTGTGGTGCCGTCTACCAAAGCCTGCCATGAACTTTCGTCGGAAAGAGTGGACCAACTCAAGGGCTGCCTCAGGGTCAACTTTCCGCTTAGAGCACGTCCTCTTTGCAAACTTATGGACCCCTTTTCGCTCATCGATGGATGCATAGAAAGCACCCTTATGAAGTGCAGACACCTCGAGTGCATCCTTCCCTGATATGCTTTGCACGACCTTAAGGGACTCGACAAAAGCGACCGGTCCTTGGAGCTCACCAGCTCCGGTGTATAGCGCCTGTATCGTAATTAGGAGGTTATAATCCTCAATTGGCGCCGTAGAGAAAATATCCCAGTGCCCTGCGACAGCATCTACTATGGGAAGCCAGTGGATGTGTCTGGTCCCGGACATATCTGCCTTCATTAACAGCAAAGTCTCCATAGACTTCATCGTAGCTACCTTAGTTTCGCGTGTCAGACGGCTCAAATGGAGCTTCCTCATGAAATCAATCATGCCGTAAGCATGGGTGTTCTCCTCAAGCTCCCTCATGCGACTTAAGTTGTTAAAGATCTCCATCTCGGAGTAGATAAGGTTGGCAAAGGGGGATGACTCGCAGGAGATTGTCTTCCTGATGAGGTCAATGAATACTGTGATTTTTGCGCCCTCAAACCAGACGAAAGCGTCCCGATCATTGCGAAGGTAAGTAACACGCTGATCCTGATGCCATTTATACACAGCTACCCGGTCAGTAGGAGCATTAATATCTACACCTTCAAACGTATCCAGGTTGGGCATCATAGACCACTTAGCCCTCACGCGGTTGATATATGGGAGGGCACCGCCAGATTCATCAGTTGGTCTTATGCCTGACTTGGGCGCCACAGATGCCCGTGCAATCTGTTGCACCTCGAGATCAGCAGCATGCCTGGCAATCTTAGATAAGAGTGGGTGTTGTGCCCCCGACAGATTTGTAGGTGTTACCTCTATCATGTGCTTTGTGGCTATATGGAACGGGGCTACCTTCAGACCTTTGCACTGCTTCTTCATATATTTACAGAATAATCTAGCATTTCTCATGGCAGTGTGGTAGGTGCGGCGAATCTTAGCAGGTACGGCTGGATAGCCAAGGCTTGCACCGGAGTCGTCGACCTCACCGTCAATTCGCCCTGTAATGATGAACTTTACCGCCCTCCTAGGCAAGTTGACTAGGGGGCTCCCAAGCTTTGAAGGGAAATCTGGGCGGTCTTTTGTCGGGAGTCGGGGATACTCGCCAGGTGGGGGATCACTGGCCCGTAGGTCTTGGCATTCCGGTGCAGTGTAGGGTTCATCTGGCGGAGCCGATCTGTAGGCACTGATTGCATCACGGAGACCTGCTCTGAGCCTAGGGGTGAGTTTAGGCCCTCCCGTGGCCATGCCGCTGTTGATTGTTCAAATATAGGCAGTTCGTACTTGCTATACACACCTCAAAGACAGGAGGATTGCACCTAAGCTAGTATCCAAAAAATTCTCCCCTGTCTTAAAAAACCAGAATAGTAATGAATGTGTAAATATGATTTTTCCCTTCGGACAGCCCGTTATTTAGCG